TAAAAATATTTACTATTAATATTAATTTCATTATCAGAATCACTATTAATTAATGTTAAAGTATCATCATATAAATATATCTCAATAGATTCATTTATATATGTGTTATATTTTTTATCTATTAATATTTCTCTAATTGCAGTTAAATCCTCCTGTAACAATTCTAAGCCACAATCATCATTATCAATATCAAATAATCCTGTGTGACTACTAGGACTAATACCAAAATCTATATTATCACTTTCAAAATATTTTAAATGTTTCATATGACTATATATTATTTATTTTTCCAAATAAATTTCAATTGCCCAGAATCATAAATTCTATAAATTTTTCGTTCTAGCATGATTTCCTTCTCAGATTTTTCTGGATCAAAACCATCTTTTATAAGAACATCTTTTCTAAAATTAAATCTATTTTTTCTAAGTCCATCAACAACATAATAGTAATTAGATTGAGATTTGTGAACAAAATCAAATCCTAACTTATAATATAAATCACCTTGACTCCAACTTCTATCCGCATAAGTTATAATTTCTTTTGGTTTATAATTATCAGTAAAATGTTTAAACAATTTACTTGCACCACCAATAACATTAGTGTTTAATTTATTACAGAATCTTAACAGTTCATAACATTCTGGTGAACTCTTTATTCCCATATTTTTTCTCTGTTTACCAAAAGTCATCATACTAACCAACTCATTATTATAATATATTCCAAATTTAAATTGTGAACCAATAAATCCTTGAATGTGATTTTTTTCTAAAAATTCTCTAACTATTTTATTATCTGTTATTTCTTTAATTTCTGTTTTACGAGCATATATTTTATTCGGTGTTAGGTTTAGAACATTTAATATCCTAGACTTAACAATATCATTTTTATACATCCAATCATCTTCATATATATGAATAAGTTTTATATCATTAGATTCACACAATTCTGTTTTTTTAAGATGATAATTTGAGTCTTTATATAATTCATTGTGCCAATAAATTCCATTAAATTCAAACCCAATTTTTAATTCTGGTAAAAAAACATCCAATTCATAAGGAGATATAATCCTTTTGGAATTTTCAAGAATATCATTGAAATATACACTTTTAACAAAAGATAAAAAATCATGCTCAGACATAGAAGTTTGATTAAAATGTTCTGGAAAACACTCATTACACATATATGTGGCAAATTGCTTTCTAGATTTATATAATTCAAAGCTAATTTTGAAAGTGTGTTCCTTACCTGCATCACATTTTATCGTATATTCTCTATTATCAGAATCTATATTAATTATATTTTCATCATTAGATATTTTATTATATATCCAGGTATTTTTTCTCTTCTCTTGAACATCATTTACAATATCTACATTTTTATATGGGTTCAAAACACCATAGTTTTTAAATAATGTATCTTTAGATTTTTGTAAAATTTCTGGAATTTGATATGGATATTCTACACCATATCTATCCATCATAGTTTTTAAATAATTTTCTTTATAATTACTCTTTTTAAAAGATGCTATTCTTTTTATTTTTAATTCTTCAGATTTATTTGGATTATCAACTCCATAATTTTTAAATAGTGTATCTTTTGATTTCTTTTGAACTTCATCATTCTGCAATGGACTATTACTACCATATCTTTCTTGATTAGTTTTTATCATTTTTTCTTTAATATCACTATTCATTCCTGGAGCTTTAGTACCAAACTTCAGATAAGATTTATCTTCTTTTATTTTTTTGATATTTGGATCACTACTCACACAGGCATTAGAACAATAATTATTATAACCTAATGTTGAATTTTTAAAATTTACTAAATTTTTACAATTTGGATTTGAACAATATACATTATTTTTCAAATCATTAACATAATGATATACTTTTTCTTTAAACGGTAAATCAACCAATTTATCATTACAAAATTCTATAACATCATTAAAAATTTCAGGATAATTTTTTTTAACATATTTTTCTACATACATTCTACCAGATGTACCATTCTCTATTTTTATTGTTTCTATATTGTTCATATTGTATACGTTTCTATTTCTCCCATATATAAATATTTTAATATAAAGTTTATAAAAAAAGAGAAATAATTTCTTATTTCTCTTTTTATTTAATAATAATTTTTGATTATTTGAATCCCATTGATTGTATATCACCTTTTTTAAGAATTGTAATATTGTTAACAATAATTCCCATTCCTTTGATAATTTCGACATATGTATCTAAAACTCCCATCTGTAAGTCAATCACATAATTTGTATTATTGGTATCATCACAAACATTCCAGAAATCATAAAATGCATTGTTATCCAACATATCCTTACAAATTTTATCTGCACGGAATTTTATTTCTGCTCTAATTTCAGCAGTATTGAATCCCCACTGATATCTTAGTAACATATCATACAATCTATTTTCAAGTTCTATAAGAACTTCTCTTGAATGTAAAATACTAAGTGATGAATATGGAAATACTTGTGCTGTTGATTCACTATTAATACAATATCCATTATTTATTTTATAAACTATTGGATTCGCATTCATTTGATATAAATTTTCCAAATCAGTATTAGTGAAATCAATTTCAGTTTTAGTGATATTTTGAACTCTACCATTAGTTATACCAGCACATATTGTCCAAGGTAGCATACCTGCAACGTTTGATGTAAACTTCTGCATATATGTTGTTGCAGCGTAAGATGCTGGTGGAACCATTTTTGGAATACCATTATCATAGATTCTAATATAAGGGAAATAATATCCGACACAACTTCTACCATCAATATCACCATGTTGTTGAGCAAATTGATAATAAAAATCTGGATTTTTACTTTCGTCAGCACCATTTTTAACAAATTCCAAATTAAGTGTACCGTCATCATTTACAAATGATGGATTAGTAGATTCTTTAAATATTTTTGCGCTTGGCATATTAATAAATCCTAAACAGTTCAATTTTAAACCGCAAATATCAGCGAGTTGTTGTTTTGATCCAAATCCATCAACTGGAACAAGTCCCAAACCAAATGAATCTACAAGATATCTCCAAGAAATTTTATTCTTATTTGATAATGCTTTTGCAAGATTTGTATCTTTATTTATAACATTCAATATAGAATTTTGTCTTGCATCAGTACCATCAGGTATAGAATCGTTATTAACAATAAACGGAGATATAACCAAAGCTTTATACTCATTAACATAAGTGTCAACAGTAGGATATGCGAATGTTTGATAATTTATTTCAGTTGTACCTGTTGCAACATCAAAATCTTGAATCTTAATAGGTGCATCAGTATAAAGAATTTTTAAATTTACATTATTCGGATCATTCTTAACATTTATAATTCTAGTCAATTTTCTTGGAACAGAACCATCTAAGTATCCAGCACCATTAGGTGATTGCCAATTAGCTTCATCATAATAAGCAGCTAAAAATCCGCCTTTTGTTATTTCAGAATATCTATTTTTATCAACCCAAATTTGTTGGCTTGTAGTTAAATCATCACCATACCAATCTACTATTTGAACAGATTGTTCCCAATTTGCTCTATTAGAATGTACAATTAACTTTGTATTATATTTAGACGAATTTGCCCAATCAGAATAATTTACTTCATATGCAACATCAGTATTTACTGTTGTTAAAAAATTAGCAGTCAATAAGTTATTTTGGTCAATAAACATTTTCAAAAACACCTTATTTGTTGTTCCACTACTATTATTAATATAGAAATAATCCAAATTATTAATTATTCCATTATAGTAATCTTTATACAATTGAGAATATGTTGCAACAATACCAGTTTTGCTAGTTGAACCAAGCACATCATATCTTGTTTTAACACTATTTGTATTTATTGTAGTATTATGCAACAAAAACTCATTATCAACATAGTATAATAAAAATTCTGAACCATTATAACATTTTTCAGGATTCTGCACATATAGTTTAATACTTGCATTTGTTACAGATGTCGCATCCAATGGTAATGCAGAAGTAACAGGAACTTTATTACCTGCAGTAAATCCAGATTGTACCAAAACACTCTGAGTACTTATTTTATCATACATTTCATAAAATGAATGAATACTTCTAAGATAATTGTAATCGTTATATGTTCCTGTTTTACCAGATGTTCCAACAAAATCAATATTCATATAAGCACCTAAGGTATCTGTACTATTACTTATAGATAAACCATAATCTGACACATTATTAAGAGATATATATCCATTTGAATCTAAATTAACACCAATATATGTTAAGGTTGATCCTGTTGATCCAGAGTTCACAATAAGCGTATATCCTAAGATTATGGTACTATCTAAGCTAAGTGTATAGTTTGGCATAACTGCGCCATCAGGCAAATTAGATTCAACACCATACATCACATTAATAGTATTATCATTTGTAAGATATAAAACATCATATCTAGAACCAAACTCATAAGAAACACCATTTAAAGCAACTGTACTTTGCGTAAGTCCGCTTATTAATGCGCCATTAATTACATAATATGCATTTGGTGATATATTAAAACCAACTGTCATAGGTTCTCCAGAAATACCAGTTGCTGTTGTAGTACCAGTACTTTGTTTAACATTAAAAATATTTCCATTTGTATAAGCACCAGTTCTATCATCAACACCAGTACCTAAATAATCAACGGAATATGTTGCTGTTGTAATAACATTATCACTAGAATCTAAATATTTTTGAGTATATATCAACTCTTCCATTAATGTAGTTTCATAAGACATAAACTTAATAGAATCTACAGATGTATCTGTACTTGAACCGATATTACCAACTATTGTATCACCAATAATATCAACTTTACCCATTTTAAAATCTGCTTCTAATAAAACATCTTCATTATATGTACAAAATAAACCTGTTTTATCAGTATTATTATTGATAAC